TTCTGTGCCGACCGTAAAAGCTGTTTGAATGTTGACAATATCTTGCTCCAAAGGGATAGAAATACGGTTTACCGGTTCAGTCTTATATTGTGCTTCGATTTCATAGGTCTTACCAGTCTTTTCATCAAAAACTTTTTCCGCTTCCTTTTCAAGAACTTTTCTATCCGGGTACTTCTCTTTGTCAACCATGATTTCATGGCGTTCGGGATTCCAGTCGTCCCAAAGTTTACAACGGTCTGGAAGTTCGGTTTTTCTACCTTTCTTCAGGTAGTTTATCTTCTGCCCGATGTCAGGCAATGCTAATATTTCTTCGAGTGTTAATGGCATAATCTATAATTTTAGTGAGTAAATATTCCTGTTAAATCTTTCGGCTTCTGAATCTTGCCAAGTAGTTCACCCAGTACATAATAGCGAGCAGCGTCTATTCCGTGATTGTCGTGGTCTTCCGGCTCGTTGATATAGTTCCCGTCCTTATCTTTTGCCCAAACATAATTTCTGTACTCCCTTTGAAGGTTATAAGAACGCTTGGTAATGTAAATTTCCATACCCTGCACCTTGTCTATACCGGCATTGACAGAACCTTGTCCCTTTTCTACCGGGTAAATCTTAATACCTCCGTTGTGGATTTCCTGAATAAGTCGTGGGTCGGCACTATCGGCTATCACTTTCAAACCCCAAGGACGCAAGGTTTTTATAATATCTCCAGAAAGTAATCCAGTTCTATAATCCACTTCATCCAAATATAGCGCATTGTCTATGATTCCACATCGGATAACTGCTGTAGGGTCATTGGTATAACCAAAATCCAATCCGATAGCCACTTTCTTACACCACATCGGGAACTCATCCACAATACCCCACTTTTTAAACACCGCACCTTCGGCTACATCAGCCCAGCGCCCAATAACCACATGAGCATATTTCTCCGGATTCTTCTCTTTCATTTCTTCAACCTCTCTCAAGAACTCAGGAGAAAGGTTCTCGATATTATCGAAGTAGGTTGTATGAATATGAAGGACATTCGGATGGGTGGAAACCTGTACCTGCACTCCGTCGATCTCTACCAGCCTATGAGTATTTTCGATGTATTTTTTATAGATGAAGTGATTGGAATCACAGGGATTCATAATGATTATAATCCGGTTTTGGATTCCCTTCTTACGGATGGAGAGCATAATTTTGTCGAACTCTTCCTCACTGGTCCACTCTTCCGCTTCATCACAGACAAAGGTTGTAATGCCCTGAATGGATTTTAATTTGGCTGTCTGATTCCCGGAAGAAGTCTTGATACCTCGGAACATGATGCGACTGCCTGTCATGCGGTTTACGATGTCCGTCTTGGTGGTCTTGAAATACTTCGTAGTGCCATCCAATTCTATCTTTTCCATCATTTCAGGGATGATAGACATACCAGCCGACACCATTGTGTAACGGGTATAAAGAATCTGATGTACTATTTTCTCAACAGGGGTCATTTCAAAAGTCAGACGCTCGATGAAGGTGGAAGCGTTGAAAGACTTTCCTGAGCCACGACCTCCAGTGATGAGAATAATAAATTTCTCGTTGTCGGTGTATAACGGATGATATATTTCTTGGGGAACAATCATTTCAACTTGTCTTTAATCCATGAATCAATAGAAACACCGTGTTCAATATCTTTAGGAATATCTGCTTCTTCGTCTTGTTTACGCTCAACCTTTCTCCATTCTTCGTCATGGTGATATAGCCAAACGGACATTGCCTGAAGGTTCGGAGCCAGTTCGCTTTCACTTACCTGCAATTCTTCTTCACCGGTCAGGTTTCCTTCTTGGTCTTTCAGTTTTCTTACTACGGTACTTTTGGTCTTGATACCGCCTAATGCCATTGCAAGGAACTTTGCTCTGACAAGGGAATTAATAGCGCATCGCGCCCGCGCTAAAACTTGACTTAATTGCGGATATTTGCCTTTGGCTCTACAAAAAGTTTCAGGTTCGATCCCTAAACTAAGTGCAATTTCCTTATCCGTGAATCCCTTTTTAGCATACGTTTCCACCTGAGAGAGAAATTCCTCGCTCTTGTAGTCGAATTTGGGCTTTCTTCCCGTATGTTTACTTTTTTGAGATTCACCTTTCATCATTTATTCCTCCCAAGGGTTTTCGCCCTCTTCTTCTACGTATATTCGTTTCAACTTCTCCGACATATCACTGAGTTCATGTTTCATCTGATTTACATGGAACTCTGCTGGCATCGGTAACTCCAATGCACCTAACAGATTGTCTATTCTGTCGATAATTTCTCCAAATTCTTCTGATGCTTTCATTATCATTCAATTCTTTCTACTTGTTCATCGAATACCTCACCCTTGATAAACTTGGAGTAAGGATCATAACCAAATCTTTCACAGAAGGCAGCTTTCGCTTCAAACGTGTCAAAGGAAAGCATCA